GTAAAAATTGTTCATGGTCCTGATGCTGGTAAAATTGGGCGTATTAGAGAAATTAAACTTGGTGCTTACAAAGGTGCTCCAAAAACTTATTACATTGATCTTGAAGATGGTGGACAGGCAAATAACTTACCAGGCACAGCATTGCGTTTAGTTAAAAGCGAAATGACCGAAAGTCTAAAAAAAGGCGAATACTATGTATGGACTGTGTATTTTGACGATGGCACCAGCAAGCGCATTAAAGTTCCATCAGATGAATTTGATCCTTACGAATATTATAAGAAACAAAACAAAGTAGTAGTCAATGTTGATTATAACTGGGACATTCAAGGATGATAACATTATGGATAAAAATAAACTTTCAGCATATATAACTCTCATAGCTACAATAACATTAGGAATTATTTTGTTATCAATGGTTGGTGTTTTATTAGCGGGGTTATTTCTACATGATATAGATAACAACAAAGTTTTTGAAACTATTAGTCCAGCATTCCAAACTATAGTTGGTGGATTCATTGGATTAATTACAGGAATTAGAATAGGGGAAAATAATTAAAATGAATCCAAACGAATATCCTATCTACCCAGAACAATCAGGCGAAGAGGATTACAAACTTAATCCCTATGCACCAGTATGAAATTTCTTGTTCTCAACGGCTCTCTTACTCCACCAAAAGAATCAAATACACAACGAGTAATTGATCGTGTTATTACCGAGTTTGGAAATCATGGTGTCGTGGCTAAAGAAATAATTCTAAGAGATTTAAATTTTGAACCGGGTATAGATCGAGTTCGTAGAGATGGTGTTGCAGATGATATGACTTGGGTGTTAGGCGAAATATTAAAATACGATGGCATTATTTTTGCTACACCCATATGGTGGGGCACCTATAGCAGTTACATACAAGCACTAATGGAACGCATGGGTTACATAGATGACTGGGGTATTAAGAATAACTTTAATCCTCACTATGGTAAAACATTTGGTATTATTGTATCCGGGTCTGATGATGGGTGGCAGGCAACTGCCGCAAAAGCCTTTGGATTTGCTAGTTATCTAGGCTTTACTGTTCCTCCTGATGCATTTGTTAGCGCAGTCGATGACGGGCAAGACATTAAAAGTATGAAAGATCCAGACGATGTGATAGACATATTTGTTCGTAATCAGATCATGTGGGCCAAGGCAATGATTAGTAGTAAAGTTGGAATACTGAGTCAAGCCAAAGAAAAAATTGATAGAACTGGCTATACTTCGGCTAACAGTTTTAAAAAACACCCTTAGGACTCGTACTAGTTACGGTTTGGTGTAGGCGGCTGCTGCCTTTCAAATATCATGGAAATCGTGCTCCGGAATGTATTTGGTAAAGTGAGCCTTGCTTTTTGTAAATCTTCGTGTATAATAGTAAAACTTACTTAGGAGAATTACATGTCAGATCGTGTATTTACATCAGAGCAGACAAAGAAACTTGAAACCATTATAAATGAGGGCATCCAGGTCACCATGGAGATCGAAACACTTACTGGTGGTTTAAATGATACCATCAAAGCCATTGCAGAAGAATTAGAAATCAAACCTGGCATTCTTAAAAAAGCCATCAAACTAGCGCACAAATCTGAATTTGGTCGCGAGCAACAAGATCACGAATTACTTGAACAAATTTTAACTCAAGTTGGCAAAACATTATAAGTACTATAGTCGGCAACGAGAGTCGTTCACTCAACGAACATGAAACACGGCTAGTGGGCCATAGACCACAAAGGAATAGATGAGTTATATTGACGCACTTTATGATCGTGAACACGATCGCATTTATGTTGTAGAACGGATCAACGGCGAACGGGTATACAAAGAGTATCCAGCTAGCTATGTATTTTATTATGACGATCCTCGTGGCAAATTCCAAAGTATATATGGTACTCCAGTTAGTCGTTTCACTGCTCGTAGTTCTAAAGAGTTCCGCAAAGAGCAGGCCATACAGCGAGGCAAACAGTTGTATGAATCAGATATCAATCCAGTCTTTCGCTGCCTAGAAGATAACTATAAAAATAAAGATGCTCCAGAACTACACACAGCATTTTTTGATATCGAAGTAGACTTCCATCAAGAAAAAGGATTCTCGCCAACTACAGATCCGTTTAATGCTGTCACGGCTATATCTGTTTACTTACAATGGATTGATCAGTTGGTTACTTTGGCTGTACCGCCCAAACACATGAGTTTAGAATCAGCCAACGACATTGCCAAGAACTTTGATAACTGTGTTATATTTGCCAAGGAAGAGGATATGTTTAAAACATTCCTTGACTTAATTGAAGATGCAGATGTGTTATCGGGTTGGAACTCAGAGGGCTATGATATACCATACACGATAAATCGTATTACCCGTGTTTTAAGCAAAGATGATACTCGTAGATTTTGTTTGTGGAATCAATTTCCTAAAGAGCGTATGTTTGAACGCTTTGGTGCCGAATCACAAACATATGATTTAGCCGGACGAGTACATATGGACTATATGCAACTTTATCGCAAGTACACATATGAAGAGCGTCATAGTTATAGCCTGGATGCTATTGCCGAATATGAACTAGGTGATACCAAGACACAGTACGAAGGCACATTGGATCAATTGTATAATCAAGACTTTAAAAAGTTCTTAGAATACAATAGACAGGATACATTACTACTAGACAAGTTGGATAAAAAGTTACGCTTCTTGGATCTAGCCAACGAACTGGCTCATGCCAACACAGTATTGTTAGCGACCACAATGGGTGCTGTGGCTGTGACCGAACAAGCTATTATCAATGAAGCTCATGAGCGTGGACTTGTAGTGCCAAATCGTAAGCAAAGATTAACTGATGAAGATACTGCGGCCGCAGGTGCGTATGTTGCTTATCCTAAAAAAGGCGTACATGCATGGGTCGGCGCAGTTGATATCAACTCCTTGTATCCGTCGGCTATTCGTGCGCTTAACATGGGAATGGAAACAGTAGTAGGACAATTACGCCCTATCATGACTGACCATTATATCTATGACTTAGTTGACAACAAAAAGAAATCATTTGCAGCAGCGTGGGAAAATATCTTTGGCACACTAGAATACACAGCCGTTATGGAACAACAGCGTGGTACTGAAATTACCATCGACTGGCAAGATGGCGACACCAGTGTACATAGTGCCAGCGAAGTTTGGGAAATGATTTTTAACAGTAATCAACCTTGGATGTTAACTGCTAACGGAACTATTGTAAGTTATGAACGCAAAGGTGTTGTGCCTGGATTGCTAGAGCGTTGGTATGCCGAGCGTAAAGAACTACAGGCTAACTTAAAGAAAGCAACTGATCCAAAAGAACAGGCATTCTGGGACAAGCGTCAGTTGGTTAAGAAGATTAACTTGAATTCATTGTATGGTGCAATTTTGAATCCACATTGTCGCTTCTTTGACAAGCGCATTGGACAGTCAACTACTTTAACAGGTCGTGCGATTGCTCGTCACATGGCAGGACATATTAATGAATTGGTTACTGGCATCAAAGACCATGTAGGCGAAGCCATCATTTACGGCGATACTGATAGTTGTTACTTTACTGCTTGGCCTGTACTAAAACATGAAGTAGCCAAGGGTAACATGGAATGGAGTAAAGAAACTTGTATTCAACTATACGATAGTATTGCAGATCAAGTTAATGAATCATTTCCAGCATTCATGGAACAAGCATTTCACTGTCCAAGAGAAGCCGGCGAATTAATCAAAGCTGGTCGCGAACTTGTTGCGTCCAATAGTTTGTTTATTACTAAGAAGCGTTATGCTGTATTAATCTACGACAAAGAAGGCAAGCGTAAAGATGTAGATGGCAAGCCTGGCGAAATCAAAGCCATGGGTCTAGATCTAAAGCGCAGTGACACACCTAAAGTTATTCAAGAGTTCTTGTACGAGATTCTACAAAAAGTATTAACTGGCACTGAGCGTGAAGAAATTATTGAGCGTATTCGCGAGTTCAAGTATGAATTTGCTGGTCGACCAGCTTGGGAAAAAGGCTCGCCAAAGCGTGTAAACAACTTGACCAAGTATGGCGCCGCAGAAGAAAAAGAAGGTCGTGCCAATATGCCAGGACATGTCCGTGCGGCACTTAACTGGAATAATCTGCGTAGAATGAATAGCGACAATTATTCTATTGCAGTTATTGATGGTATGAAAACTATTGTATGCAAGTTAAAACCTAATCCACTTGGGTGGACAAGTATTGGTTATCCAACAGATGAGCAACGATTACCTAAATGGTTTACCGATTTGCCATTTGATGATGGAGCCATGGAAGCAACCGTAGTAGACCAAAAACTTGACAATTTATTGGGCGTATTAGATTGGGACCTAGCCAGTGCTACTAATACCGAAAATACTTTTCAATCTTTATTCGAATTTTAATTACCAAACTAGTTGCAAAATCTAAATAAACATAGTATAATCACACATAAGGAGAATTAAACATGAGAGATCATTTAAAAGACTTAGTATCACACACTTTTGATTTAGGCTGTATTGACCTAGTCAAGATCACTGGTGATGACAAAGAAACAACCATTAGTGGCCTAGCTGAAGATCGTAGCGTGGTAGTCAACGGAACTTTTGCTAACCCAGTAGCAGACTTTGTTGGCACATTTGGTATGCCAAATTTAAGTAAACTTAAAATCTTGTTAAACTTAGAAGCATACAAAGAAGATGCTAAATTGGCTATTAACCGCACAGCTACAGGTGCTCCAGATCAACTTAACTTTGAAAACAAAACAGGCGACTTTAAAAATTCATATCGCTTTATGGCTAGTGAAATTGTCAACGAAAAACTCAAGACTGTCAAGTTCAAAGGCGCTAACTGGGGTATTGAATTTGAGCCAACTGCAGCCGCTATTCAGCGTTTAAAAATGCAGGCCGCTGCCAATGCTGAAGAAGTTAACTTCCAAGCTAAAACAGAAAATGGTGACCTTAAGTTCTACTTCGGTGATCATTCAACACATGCTGGTAACTTTGTATTCCAACCAGGCGTAACCGGTACACTTAAACGTGCATGGTCATGGCCAATTAAAACTGTAATCGGTATTCTTGATTTGTATGGCGATAAAGTAATGAAGATCAGTGATGATGGTGCCGCACAGATTACTGTTGATTCTGGACTTGCTGTTTATAACTTTATTTTACCAGCACAATCTAAATAATAGATGACCCAAGATAACTTAACAGCTAAACAGCTTGGTAAAAACGGTCTCAGCGACATAGCCGTATTCCTTCCAGCTATCAGTGGATTTTATTCTACTTTTGTCGGTAAACAGCGTGATCCGGTGAATGGCCCGTATGTAGACCCTGCTCGCATGCCTGCAGGTCTTAAAGATATGGAGATGATGAACTGGCTGAATCCACAGCAAGGCTTGTTTCCATACCGGTGGAGTCTATGCTCCGGAGGGCATGCTAACTTGGATCTTAATAAACAAGACTGGTCCGAGGACATGGTCCGTAATCGTGATCCTGGTTCGTTTATGCTAGGTGACTCGGGCGGATTCCAGATTGCCAAGGGTTTATGGGAAGGTGACTGGAAAGCTGGATCAGGTTGCCCTAAAGCACAAAAGAAGCGTGATGCTGTGCTCAAGTGGATGGATGGTATAGCCGACTATGGTATGATCCTTGATATCCCAACCTGGGTTATACATGATAAGAAAGCTAGCAAGGCCTGCGGCATTGCCACATACCAAGAAGCTGTTGATGCGACCAAGTTCAACAATGACTATTTTATGAAACACCGCAAAGGTGTTAAGAATGGTGGCGCTAAATTCTTAAATGTTTTGCAAGGTAGTAATCACGCAGAAGCAGACAAGTGGTACGATTTGATGAAAGACTACTGTGATCCTGTAAAGTATCCTGACACACACTTCAATGGCTGGAGTATGGGCGGTCAGAACATGTGCGACATACACTTGGTTCTTAAACGCTTGGTAGCATTGCGACATGATAATTTGTTACAAGAAGGCGTTCACGATTGGATGCACTTCTTGGGTACAAGTAAACTAGAGTGGGCAGTGTTACTTACTGACATCCAAAGAGCTGTGCGTAAGTATGTTAATTCTGCATTTACAATCTCATTTGATTGTGCCAGCCCATTCCTTGCTACCGCTAATGGACAAGTATATCATCATATTGATCTTCCACACAACGACAAGTGGTGCTATCGCATGAGTCCTATTGTTGATGACAAGAAGTATAGTACGGATACAAGGCCATATGGTCCAACTGTGGTCCAAGAAGGATTTGTGCCACACTTTGACGAAAGTCCAATCAGCCTACAGTTACAAATGAAAGACATTTGTTATTATGCTCCTGGTATGCTAAACAAAATCGGCAAAGAAGGCAAGACATCGTGGGATTCGTTCA